CGGCGCTATCGGACGTGTCAGTGCCACTGTCGGTGCTGCTGTCGGTGCTGCTGCCGTCAGCAGCGTCGGCGGAGCTGGCTGATGTCTCGTCCCCAGCAGCTTCATCGTAAGGATCACCGGTGAGCAGCATTCCGCCACCACCGCCACCAGAAAGGATCGCCGCCAGAGCGGCGTACTCTGACGTAGAGTAAGCGGCTGCGTTGGGAGACCCCAACCCCATGCTGCCGCCACCAAGACCAGCGGACATGATGCCGTAGCGAACGTTGTCCGCTGCGACTCCCGTCGAGCTGGAGCCGTCGTCGTTGCTGCCGCTACCTCCGCCGTTCGCGCGCTCATCCTTGCTCAGCGGATCGTAATCACCTTGTTTAATGCCCTTCGCGCCGATGATCCGGCGGGCTCCCTCCCAAGGCCAGTACTTCATCGGCCAGATCCGTGCAGCACGGTCACCGCGCCCACTGCTGACGTCAATGACCATGCCGTCGCCAAGGTAGATACCGGCATGCGCCGCGCCGCCGCCCTCGGTACGACTACCGGACAGCAGCACGTCGCCGGGGAGGAGTTTGTTCAGCGGTACGCCGACACCCTGTCGCCAAAGCTGAACGGTGGTCGGACCGACGGTGTAGCCAAACCTCGCATACACACGCGAGACGAAAGACGAGCAGTCAGCCCATCCCGGCTCGTTCCGTTTTCTTTCGTAGCCTCTTCCGGCATAGCGCAGCTTTTTGCCGACAAAGGACTTCGCGTAGGCGACAAGCTCTTCACGGAGCTTTTCCAGGCGGTTCGCCCGAGTTTCCTTCGGACCACTTTCCTTGTCGTCTGCGCCGGTATCCCCGGAAGCCGTCGTGTTCGGGTCGTTTCTATTCGCTTTCGGCTCTGGTCCCTGAGCGGTCAGCAATCCCCCGATACCATTACCCGGCGGAACGCCGCTCGGACCCTGAGCCGACAGCGAACCACCGATTCCGTTACCCGGCGGAACACCCCTTGCGTTGCCACCAAAAAGCCGCCCGAAGAACGCTTCGGTCCAATTCTTGATTTCCTTGACAAAAGGCGCATTGACGAATTCATGGACAGCATCGGCAAATGTTTCGGCGGCCGACGCGCCAAGCTCGTACGCGTCCATGAACTCCTCATGACCAGCGAGTTCGCTGGCGCGTGCTTTGGCGGCAATACGCTGTTCCTGTTGAAATGCAGTCGGCTCGAAACCGTATTTCTCTTGAGCGATCCGCCTAGCTCGCTCCCCCCGCTCACCGCTCAAGTTGGCTTCAGAAAGAACGATGTCGAAATCACTAACGTTCTTTCCTCTGAACTTTGCCTCGTTGTATCGGCGAAGCGGCTCTAGCATCACCTCCGCGCCTTCGTCCCCCAGGAGCATGCGGAGGTTTTCAAGACCGACGCCGCCTTCCCTGAAATCATCCTCAAAAATGTCCGGCGGAACCGATTCCTTACCGCCATAGATGCGCTTGAGGAACGCATCGAAGAATCTTGCATTTCCGCGATAGGAACCGTCCGGCGCGGTCGGGTCCGGAAGACCCAGCATCATGAAATTGAGCCGCGTCGACGGCCGAAGCATCTGCCCGACCAGGTTGACGCTCTGAGACCAGCTAAGGCCCGGGTTTGCGAAGCCGAGAGCGTCGGCAGCGCGCTGGATGCTTTGGATTCGTGCCGGGGCGTTGCGTCCGGCACCAGTGAAACGAAGGGTGGTGAGCTGACCCTGTGCGGCGTCCTGGACGGACTGCACGCTGGCACGCGCCATCTCACCCACGTTCATCCAGCCGGAAGGGTTGAACGCGCCCAGTACGCCGTAGCGCATGGTCAGGTTCTGGTACTGCGCGATACCGAGCTGCCGCTCATAGGCTCCGACGGCATCCAGAACCAGTTGGTCCGGCATCATCTGAACGCCACGGGTGATCGCACCCTGCATCAGTGCCCGCGCGCCCTCACCTGCCGCCGTCCATAGCGTGTTCCTGGTTGCCCAACCGCGCGGGGTGTGTCCGAGCAGACCAGCGGCGACCTGCACAGAGCGCGGCGGCACAATGCCGTATGGCGTGTAATACCAGCCCCCCGGCATGCCCGGGATCTGGCGTCCGCCGTTGGGTCCATAGTCAACGTGTCCGGTCCACAGAACCCGGCGCATCGCCTGTCGGGAGCGCTCGGCTGGCTGTCGGGAGCGTTCAGCTGGCTGGCTGGTGGGTTGTGTGCCGCCGTTGTCCCCATAGCTGACGTGTCCGGTCGGCGTGCGTCCAGGGCCTTGGGTGATCCCCGCGCCCGGGAGACGAGGGCCTCCCCCGTTCGCGCCATAGGTGATGTGGCCGGTAGCCGTGGTCCAGTGTCCAGTACCTGTTGGCTGGGTAGCGGTTTGCGTGCCACCGGTCAACAGCCCGCGAGATTGACCGAGCGTTCTGCTGAGTGCCTCCAGTGCTGAGGCCAGCTTGGCGAGCCGCTCGTTCAGCTTCTTATTGGTCTCTGTTGTCCGCTCGGTTGCGCGGCCGAAGCTTTCGGCGGCCTCTTTGAGCTGCTTCCCGCCAAGTACTTGGACGGCGATGGACGGGGTGAAGCTCCCGCTCGCCGGGGTCTGCGGATCGCTCAAAGCTGCATCCTCTTTCGCTCAGCCCGCTCCTCTGCGCGGCGTATGAAAAACCGGCGCTCAGCGGGGGTCAGTTTCTTGACCGCGTCTAGCGTCCATCCCGGGTAGGCGAGAATTAGGAGTTCGTAAGCATCGAATAGACTTGTGCGGTCAGCTGCGAAACAAAATGTCGATCGTCAGCGGTACGAGGGTCTGCTGATCACATTCGGGACAGGTGACGGTCGCATGCTCGTATTGCGGCCCGATCTTCCTGTTGTTGATTTCCTTGAGGATCGCCGCACGGTCGGCCATCGAAAGGGCACGAGCATCGTCGACGCTTCTGATCTGGAACGTTCCGTCGGGTCCGGTGATGTCGACGATCAGGAGCGACAGGAGCAGCGAGTCCTGTTCGGCAGGGTTCAGGTTCTTGGCGCGCATGTCCCGAAGGACCTTCTTCTGGTCGGCTCCGGTGGCGAGGCGAACCCGTGCTGTACGGCCGCGCCGAAGCTCCACCACGCTTACGCTGTGTGCCGGGTCGGCAAGATTTTCGATCGGAACGTCGTTCAGGTCGTAGACCAGCGAATAGTCCTTGCCGCACTGCTGGCAGCGGACCTTCTCGAATTCGATCTCCTCACCGTATGTGATCTTGCGGATGCCAAGGATCAGTGCCTCACGGTCTGCTACGGTCAGACGGTCCAGAAGCTCGGGAGTCGCCGGATGGTCTCCGATGCTGACCACGGCACGAAGAAGGGCGTCCGCGATGCGCTCAATCTGATCCGATGCAGCAGCTCGGACGATCTCCTCTTCGTCCGCACCAGTAAGTTCCCGCACACGCGCGACCTTTACCGTGGTGCCGCCGATGAGCAGCCCGACGGGGAGGTCGACGACGTCAGATACCGGCGCTGGCATGGTCGTGTGACCGATGGCCTGGCTGAGGACTTCCTGCACTTTGCTGAGTACAGAAGGGTCCTCGACTGGGGACACGGCGTCAGCAAACGGATCGTGGCGAGCCTCAGGACTCTGGATAGGCTGCTTGCCCGGCTCGTTCGGGGGAAGCAAAGGCGCGGCCGGAGCGACCGGATTGTAATCAATAATTCTTTCCAACGCTTTCTCCTTATGTTTTCGAGTTTCCGGCCGCTTTCCGGCCGTTTTCACTACCTATTTAATTACAGCACCACGCCAGTGCCGCTAATATCCGGGTTCAACTTGAACGCCCAGCCCTCGTGTGCCAACGTCATTTGATTGACAATGATCGCGTTGGCACCTGCGTCCAGATCACTGAACGACACCGAGGTCGGCCAGGCGTTATAGAGACGCCAACCAGCAAGGGCGATCGGATTCGGTCCAGGCCACGGATGCGCGAGAACATAAATGTCGACGTTCACGCGGAAGTCTGGCATCTGACCGCCACCGCCCGTGGTGGTACCAGTGCCCTGGAGAACGTCGAAAAGGTCATTCATCCAGAGCATCATGCTCGGTTCGCCGACCACGAGACCACGCGAAAGCGAAACTGGCGTAAAATCCGACTGGCCGGGCATCTTCCGCGTAGTGGTGTTCATACCGCCCTCACGGTACGGAATGACCTCCGTAGTCATACTGAGGCCGGAGACATTCATGAATCCTGCGGTTCCCTCAACCATGGAGTTTGAATTTCCGGTACCGAAACGATAACGACCACCGTCGCCAAACTGAACTCGGAACCGGAAGCTCCTCAGAGGGTCTTCCTTAAGACGTGTAGTCTGGGTAGGCATTTATCCCCCGGTCCTTAAAAAAGGGACTCTTCAGTGGTGTCGGTACCGCCGTCGTACTGACCGATCCGAATAATCACGAATTCAGCCGGGTACCGGAGAGCGACGCCGACGTCGATATTCACTCGGCCCGCATTGATTTCGCTTTGCGGATTGTTGTCGCCGTCACACTTGACAAAAAACGCCTGGCTGTCCGACTGACCCTGCAGCATTCCGGCACGACGAAGCAGGGAAAGGTAACTGGAAACAGTCAGACGCAGCTTTTCCCAGAGGTCAGGGCCGTTGGGCTCAAAAACCGCCCACCTGGTTTCATCCGCCAACGCCTTCCGCAGGAAAATCAGCATCCGGCGAACGGGTACGTACTTATCAGGCAGCTCGCGCTTGAGCGTCCTGGTCCCCCAAATCGCGTGACCATATCCGGGGATCAGACGAATCACATTTACGTGAGCGTCCGAAAGCGTGTCCAGTTCGGTTTCAGTAAACCGGGCTTCGGCCGCCATAACGTTCGGCAGAACCGTTTCGACACCAGCGGGCGCTTTTGCTGGATGCCGGACCACATCAATCCGGCCCATTTGACCGAGAACAGCGCCGCCGGGGGGAAGCCATTTGACCGCTCCGTACATCGAGGAAGACGGATCGGAGCACAGAAGCCAAGGCCCGTAAACGGCGGCATAGCTGCTAGCGCGAAGCGCCGTGGGTCCCTCGACCATGCCGAGGTAACCGGCCATGACCTGGGCAGACGTCGCGCCTTCGGCGGCCTTCGGACCGTCGCAGACCACAAAAACGCGGCCTGTCGTTTCAGCCCATTCGATGATGGGATTCAGTACATTGGGGTCCGAAATACCGGGGACGTTGAGGTCGAACGTTGTGTTCGGAACGTCCTGAAGCTTCTTAGCAGCAGCAGTGTAGTCATACGGTGCGGAGCCGTCCGAGCCACCGCTGAGCGAAACCGTCTGTTGGGGAATGACGTCCGTCTCAGGGTTGTAGGTGTAACCCTCGGTGGCGACCTTGGGATTACTGAGCTTGATCAGCGTCGAACCGGCATACGGCGAATTGACGATGCTGATCACATAGCGGGGGTCGTCGGGGTTGGACGACAGGTCCCCGAAACGCTCACGGACTACACCGTCTTCAATGACGTGCAGGTCAAATCGACCACCCGGCGCGCCCGTCGGGATAATCCGAACCTGGGTAGAGTTCCCCCAGCTACCCACGGCGAGAGCGGTCACCTGCAGCGCGACAAGCGGACCTTCCGGCTCCGGACCTTCGCCTTCAGGCGTGGAGTCCATGATGTCCGCTGTTGCGGCGGTCGCGTCAGAACGCGTCGCGCGGATGACGAAGCACGAGTTACCGCCATTCGCAAAAAACTGGTAAACAGCGTAAGGAAGATAGCTACCGTTGGTGTTGTCGAAGCCGCCGAAAATATTGACGTACTGCGTCCAGGTACGGATTCGCGTGGGGACGGTCGGGCCTTTAGGAGCCAGTCCAACGAATGCGCCGACCGCTAGAGATGCCGCGCCGGAGCCAGTGCCGGGAGGAGTCAGATCCTCCTCAACATAAACGCCCGGCGTCAGGTAAGTAGCCAATGCGACACTCCTCAGCTCTCACTGTCGAAAGTCATCAGGGTCCGCGTGTCCTCGAAATCGCGGATACGGCCGGAAACCACCTTGACGGGCTCGTAACGCATCGGGTCCCATGGGAACATCTCCGTGTAGACGCGGATTAGCCAGCTGGCCGAATAAAGGCGCTTTCCGTCGGTGTCCACGATGGCGGTCTGATCCGGCCCGTTGAGGACATCGAGACTCGCCACGACCTCGATCCCTGGTATTTCGATGTAGCCACCGCGTGCGGGGAGCTTGTCGCCCTTGGAAAGCCGGTTACAAATTTCGACCAGATGGGATCGAAATCGGGCGAGGACAGTCACCTGATAATCGATGTTGTAGGGAATCGGGAATTCCCCGAAATAACCCCACTCATCGTCCGGCCCTGGGTTCGGTAGGTCTTCGAGCCTGTAGCGAATCGAGGTGAACCCTCGATGCTCGCGGTCGGACGCGCGCTCGACGGACACCCGGTCGACAAGGATCGCCGGGTAGGTCGCTTCTTGCACTTCAGTCTCCGGATATTGGAACGTGACCGGAACGGCGCGGTGCCCGGTTGACGTGACTATAGAGACGCCGGAAAGCTTTTCTTTTACGGCGGCGTCTTCTCTCAGCAGCCACGGCACTTTCGGTCACCTGAATTGCGTAGTACTTATATTCACAATTCAGGATAGAATTCGCCGGGCCGGGAATTATAAATCGTACTTTTATGCAACGGGGATTACGCCCCAACCACGGACCCGAAATTTCGGTCCGGCAAAAACAGGAACGTCAGGGCCTGCGACTTCGGTAGCGCCGGTTCCACCAGTCAGGTTGTATCCGTTTCCGGAATCGTCCGTTGTAGATGGCGAGGTCAGCAGATAATAGGCACGGATATCATCTGTGCGAACCGGCGCAAGCTGTGCCGATTCCGCCATAAGCTCATTGGCGGAAAGCGAAGCCGACCACCACTTCACTCCGGTGATCGCGCCGTCAAACCACTCACCGTTATAGATGGATCGACCAATCTGAAAAATCTGGTGGTCAATAGGGCCTTGATTAGTGATGGAAACCGTGATGAATGTCTCACTGCTTTCGGTACGCCACACCGCCGTACCTGTAGTTCCAGCCATTGAGACGCCGATGAAATACCAGACGTTTACCGCCATGTTGACGATCGGGACCTCTACATACTGCTGACTGGTGATGAATACCATTTGTGTCCCGGTGGTGTCCGTCTGAAGAATGGAAAAGTGGTGCCCCAAATCAGGATTTGCAAGACACCACAAGGTGTTCCAATAATCCCGATCAGAGTAAAGTTTCGCCCAGCATGTCAGAGAATAATTCGACTGTGTTCCAAGATTGACAGTGGCTTGATATGTTTGTGATTCAGCGGTGAAACGGACTGCCATTCACACCACCGTGATCTGAACCACCAGGGTTTCCCCTGGAGTGGTGCTTCCGACCTGATCAATATCCACGGTCAGATAGGAACCGTCGTCCACAG